AGAAAAGGCAAATCAAGCCAAACAGGAAGCAGTTGAGCAGGCTGAATCCATTGCGGAACAAAAAAAGCAGCTGGCGATTCAAGCGGCTATTGCGGATGCTGAGACAAAGATAAATGCAGCAAAAACAGCACTTGAAGCTGATATTGCAACTAAGGTTGATGCGCAGTGGGTAAACGGCCAGCTTGTGTTAAAAGAAAACGCAATTACAAAATCCAACACAGCGCCGGTAAACCCAACGGTAGGTCAATTGTGGGTAGACACATCTATAACGCCAAACGTTTTGAAGCGTTGGAGCGGAAGCGCATGGGTGAAAGCAAGCCCAACAAGTGCGGGAGAGGTTGGAGCATACACAAAAACAGAAGTGGATAATGCGCTAAACTCGAAAGTCTCGGTAACTCAATATAACACGGACATGAACGGTGTAATCACGAGACTAGACAGCGCAGAAAGCCGTATAACTCAAACAGAAAATGAAATTGCAACAAAAGTCAGCAACACGACATATCAGCAAGATAAAGCGGCTTTAGAAAACGACATTTCTGCGCTAGAAACCCGCATGACAAACGCTGAAACATCCATCACGCAAAACGCTAATCAGATTGCTCTAAAGGCTAACAAAACAGACGTTTATACAAAGACCGAGATTGACGGTCAGTTTAGCACCGTCAATCAGCAAATCTCTCAATTGAATGCAGAATTGAGTGTGCAAGCTGGGGAGATTGCGACGAAAGTTTCAAAGACAGAGTTTGAGAGTTTGCAGATTGGTGGTAGAAACTTACTAAGAAATACCGACTTTAGAAGCGGTTCGTCCTACTGGATATTAAATAACGCTACAATTACTCCTAATTTATATAAAGGTTATACAGGATTGACTAAACCTGTGCCCACGTCAGGTGTGAATGACACATATGCAGATTTCTTAGCCGAACCTAACGTTCAATATACGCTTAGTTTTTATGCGAAAGGTAAATTTCAAGCCTTTTTGATTCCTATGAAGAGTGAGGCTCCAGGATGGAATCCAACAGACAATTATCATGACAATCGTATTTTTGTTGATTCTCAAACAGATTTTACCTTAATAACTAAAACTACACTTGTTACTCCTCCTGACACTAAGCGTATAAGAGTGATTTTTAGAACAGAGGCAGGAAATCCATCTATTGTTTATATTGCTTTACCTAAAGTTGAAAAAGGCAACCGCGCCACAGACTGGACGCCAGCGACGGAAGACGTGCAAGGTCAAATCGACAGTCTCGGAACACGCGTGAACAGTGCCGAAACCTCCATCACGCAATTGTCAAATCAAATACAACTCAAAGCGAACCAGTCGACTGTTGATACGTTGGCGAATCGTATTAGCAGCGCTGAATCGACACTAACGATCCATACGAATCAGATTGCAAGTAAAGTAAGCCAAACTGATTTTAACGGCAATACAATAGCATCACTCATCAACCAAACCGCAACTACTATAAAGCTTCTGGCTGAACGAATAGAATTTGCCGGTCATGTTTTTGGAGAAGATGCAACATTCAGCGGAAACATAGAGGTTAGGAAAACAGTCGATAATCAAGTGTTTGACAATATGTTTAATGGTGATGAATTTCGATTTGTAAAATTTAAAAAAGGTATAACGAACCCAAATACTAAAAACATCGATTTATCTCAAGTTGAAAATATGGCAAAAATCTTTTATGACGGTGTCGCTTTCGCAAATTCAAGTCAGTCTATGGGTTTAGGATTGAGCGGCATTACTCATAGTGGTCTTCTGAACGTGTATGCGAATCGGATTGCGATGAGCGCAGTTTCAGCGGTAGAAATTACGTCGCCTGTTAGTATTTGGGGAAATACAGATGTTTGGGGATCGCTTACAGCCGACACTCTGAAATCCAGAGATACTATTGAGTTCGGGGCAGACGGTAGGTTGGTGAATGATGGGGTAACGTCATGGATTCAAGGCAATGAAATAAGGGCTACGAAATACAAAACATCGGCAGACTATGTAAATTTTAGAGCAAACTGGGTATACGCGGAGTCTTTGGATATAAATACTGGGGTAAATTTGTATATCAGACCCACAAGTAGCGGGAATTTGAGAGTGACCGCTACAGGAACAACTAACAATTGGAGACCAGTTGAAGCGGGGGGATTTGAAAACAGATCGCAGGCAAGTATTAAACAGGATATTGAGTTATGGACCGGATCGGCGCTAAACATAATTAATCGGGCGCAGATTTACCAATATAGATTAAAAACAGATGTTGCAAACGGCATTGATAAGTTAAAATATAGCCTAGTCATCGGAGATGGATTTAATACACCTGAAGAGTTTCTATCAGTGAGTGGTGAGTCTATAGATGTATATGTACAAACAAATATCAATACAAAAGCAATTCAAGAACTAGACTATAAAATCAATGATAACAAAGACGAGATTGAATGGCTTAAACTCGAAAATCAATATCTCAAGCAAAAAGTTTCTTTATTAGAATCAAGAATTCAAGAACTGGAGGCGAAAATGGCATGATTGTACGAATCGAAAATGGAAAATTAGCACAAGTTATTAATCTTCTATATGATTTACCTTTACGGGGGAAACAATCACGTTACCGTACTAAATTTATAAAATTATTGAATGCTCAACTTGAAGAATATCGGCAAGATTTCGAGCAGCTGCTTAAGGAACATTGTCATCTGGATGAAAACGGTGAACCAATTGTAAAAGACGACAACACATATGATGTCAAGGACGTCGAGGCATACCTCAAAGACAAAAAGGAACTGGATGAAGAGGTGTTTGTTATTGAGAGTGTAAGTAAACAAGACATGCTTAAGACGGTAAAAGAGATTTTGATGAACTGTGACCGCGAGTTCAGCGGACAAGAAGCAATGATATACGATTATATTTGTGAAAAATTTGAGGAAGCTGAAAAAGAGGAAAAGAAGGGAGATAAATGATCATGAACATTCAAATTACCAACATTAATATTCATTATCAAGATGGCAATGTTGCTGGTGTACAAGTGTATTTCACGGGTAATGATGAGGAAAGAGCAATCAACTTGAATGGATATGTCCCGCTCACAGCAGAAGAATATGTCGGAAATGAAGCAATCACAGAGTTATCGAAAATCGTAAGACAAAAAATTAATGAAAAATTAAACCCTGCTGAATAGGTAGGGTTTTGTTTTGACTAAGAAAGGAGTATAAAAATGGAGAACATCATTAAATATGCTTCAGCCGGAATCGGAGCAGTGATCTCATTTGCGTTTGGGGGATGGCATACATTGTTAAGTATCTTACTAGCATTCGTCGTAATAGATTACGTATCAGGATTTTTTGCAGCAGGAATTGAAGGAAAATTAAACAGCAGCACTGGAATGAAAGGGATCGCCAAAAAAGTGGCGGTCTTTTTTGTTGTTGCTGTTGCCCACATGATGGACGTTGCGCTAGGTTATGACGGCCATATTTTGCGTGATGCTACAATCTTTTTCTTTTTGGCAAACGAAGCGCTGTCTATCCTCGAAAACGCCGGGAGAATCGGTGTTCCGGTTCCGGGAGTGCTCAAAAAAGCTATCAACATTTTGAACGAAAAAAGCGAAGGAGAGGGTAAATGATGGTGAAAATCAAAAAACAACTGGTCTCAAGCCGTAAGAATACCTATGACGGCATAAATGGACGTAAATATATAACCATTCATGAAACAGACAATACGAATAAGGGCGCAAATGCTCAAGCACATGCAAACTTGCAGTCGAGAGGAAATTCAAGATCAGCTTCTTGGCATTGGACAGTTGATGACAAAGAAGCCATACAATCTTTTCCGCATACGGTGCGCTGTTGGGCTGCTGGAGACGGGAAAGGCGACGGAAACTATAACTCTATTCATATTGAAATATGTGTCAACAGTGATGGTGATTTTAATAAAGCTGTTGAAAATGCGGCAGAACTAACAAGAATGATTATGGAACAAGAAAATATTCCACTATCGAATGTGGTTCAGCACAACCATTGGAGTGGAAAAAACTGCCCGCGCAATTTGAGATCTGGTTCAAAAGGTATTACGTGGAATGATTTTTTAAATATGGTTGTTGGGAAAAAGGTTGATACACCGAAAAAAGAAGTTAAGCCTGCACAAACAAAAAATAAAGCGAATCTCGTAGTTGACGGAAAATGGGGAAGTGAAACGACAAAGGCGCTACAAAAAGCGTTAGGAACAGTAGTAGACGGAGTTATTAGCAGCCAACCAAGGAACCACGTTACAGAAGCTATTTACAACGGAATTACGTTTGGAGACAAAGGCAGCATGGTAATTCGAGCGTTGCAGAAAAAAATTGGCGCTAAGGTTGACGGGAAATTGGGTCCGGAGACAGTGCGAAAATTACAAAAATATCTCGGTACGCCGGTTGATGGGAAAATCAGCAGACCAGAATCTTTGATGGTGAAAGAATTACAGAGAAGATTGAATGAAGGTACATTTTAATGCATAAAAAAAGCACGGTCATCAAGCCGTGCTTTTTTGTTTTTTGGCCAACTCCAGCACCTCTTGTGCTGAAATCGGCTCTGTAACAAATGTTTCATGATTGACACACTGACATATGCCCAATCCGAGCGATTCGGAAGAGGCACATGCTAATGTGTTTCTGTAAAACCCTCCTTCTATGCTTCCGTCAATATAATCGGAAGCAATTTCTCTTCCAAATTGATTTTCTATTTCTTGAATCACGAGATAATTCAAGTTTTCTAACAATTTTCTTTCTTCTTCTGTGATGGAAGAAAGAAATTTTTTTGTTTTGTTTAATTCCTCCTTCCATTCTTTCATTTTATAATATTCATCTCCGTCTATGACCTGGAACGGCTCTTTGATGTAATCGTGCTGTATATAGAACCGTTCCTCCTTTCCGAGGTTAATTTCATTACCAGTAAGTTTCTCGTTGAAATAATGCTCAACGAAAACCGGAACTGGTAATGCATTTAAATCTGTTTCTGTTTCTAAAACAATTAGGTCATAGTATACATGGCCTCTCTCTACATAGTAGAGATTTTTGTAATTTTTTTCTTCAAATTTTTTAAACCATTTTCTGTTTTTAACCATTCGACTTTGATTCATTTTAATTCCTCCTTGAGTTTTTTATTAATCCTTCCATCGCACCGCCGACCATAGGTCAGCGATACTAGCAAGGATTAATCTTGCGGTCTCCCCAGCTCTTCCCAGAGCTGGAGAACGCCTTCGTAATCATCCTCGATGGCCGGGAAGTTTCCCGGGTCTCGGTCAATTTCGCTGACTGCATCCGGATTGTACCAGATATAGTCAGCCTTCTTATTTTTAAAGTCGATGGTGACTAAGCATACATCACCATCTTTGACTTTTTCGAGGCGATCAGCGTCCGCCTCGAAATATTTTTTTGCCGGAACAATAAATTGTACTTCATTTTAGGGAATCACAATGGTATTCCCCATTCCGTCCTCCCATCCGTCAACCTCTTCCCCGGCATCTAGAGCAGAAATAATTCTGTTCATATCTTCGATGTCTGCTGGAGTGATACTAGCGATCACTTCTCCATCTTTCACGATCTCAAATTCATGCAGATCATAATCAAATTCTACTTCCCGCACTTCATATCCTTTTCTTTCCCATTTTCTCATTTGTGATTCCTCCTTGTTTTTTGTTCCTCATCAACCTTACATCTTCATTATACAATTATATAATTATATGGTCAACTATTTTTTATAAAACTTTTTAGTCTTTCTAAATCTTCTTTCCAAAACAACTGTACTTTCCCTTTTCCAGTACCATACTCTTTGCAAGGGGTTATCCGACCTTCTCTGATGTGATGCTGGAAAGCTACATTGGATAGACCAACATATCTTTCAGCTTCCCTCCTGGTCATGATTTGCTGCAAAAATTCTTCTTTAGTCATTTTCATCTTGCTTGTCCTCCAGAATTGGATTGAAATATTTTTCTTCTGCTTCTTTTCTAGCTTTTATAGCATCATCTTTATTATCAAAATATCCTAAAGTAATCTGTTTACCCTTAAACCCGATGTATGCCCGCCATTTTTGGCGACTCTCCATCCAACTTACGCCTTTATGACCACTTTTATTATGTTTGTGTAGTTTAGCTTTTAACGCTGTTTTTCTTGTCCCATCCAAACGATCTTGATTTATATGACGTTTAACCCCAGCATCTCTTTTACTAACTCGTTTACAACCGCAACTCTTGTAATGACCTGCCCGTAGCGACGCCCCTGTTACAAAAATTGTGTTCCCACAAGCGCACCGGCACTCCCAAAGTAACGTATTATTTTGGCCGCGTTTCTCGCTTAATTTAACGACAGATAAATCACCAAACCGTTTACCCGTTAAATCAATACGTCTTGAGTCTACACGTTTAACCATATTATCACCTTAAACACATACGCTTTTTGGGGCCCAAAATTCATTTTTAACCTCTATTTTTCCGTTTTCAAAAGTTGCGATCGCTTCAATTAAGTAAGCTTTTTCAGTTTCCTTTTTAATTTTGTAAATTGACTCATGTTGGATTTGGTGCACAAGGCTTGGATGTTCGAATGTTTTCTTGATAAACCAAGGAGCAATACCGGCAATGCGTCCACCTTTTTTATCGCGGATTTGTTTGTACATTTTCCACGCCAATTTCAATGCTTCTGCAAAATATTCTTTAGGTCTTCCTCCGAATCTTTTAACACCATTTCGAGCAATTTTCCAAGCGTTGTTCATAACCGATCTCTTGGTTAATTTCATTTCCATTACCTCCTCTTGTTTGTACTTTAATTATATAATTATAAAATTGTATAGTCAACACCTTTTTTAAAATTTTTTTGCATAAAAAATCCCACTATCTTTAAACGATAGAGGGATTTATACATCTTCATTCAATTTATTTATATATTCTTTTAAAACTTCATTTACTGTATGTTCAATTTGTTTTGATATATATTCTTTTAGTGTGTCTTGCATTTGCAAAATTTCAATTAATTTTAAGTGTAATGAAACTTTATCAGTAGCATTTAAATGATCTATTTTGTTATTAGTGTTTAGTTTATTTCGAGAAAATGTCATTATTTGATCAAGTTTTGCGTATGAATCATTGATTAAATTAGGATAATCTGCTTTATATAATGGAAGATGAAAAGATTTTAGATTTTTTTTATTCCCTTTTTTGTCATATAATGAAGTAATTGGGCATAGGATTACAGTTTTATTTGGAGTCTCATTATCGTGTAGTATTAAGGCTGGATGCTCACCTTTTATAGTATATTGAGGTTGTGTCTTTTCTTTTGGAAAATAGAACCAAACTATATCTCCTTGTTGGAACTCTNTAGACAACTATTAGTCACCTGCCAATTTCTTCACTCACCTTGCTCATCTTGATATTTTTCTAAAAAATCATCATCGTCATAGTCAGGTTTTTGCATTTGTTTTAACTTATGTTTTTGTCTGATTTTTGAATTTTCAATCATTTCCTGAAAACTATATCCATTTTCATCTTTGAATCTTTGTAAAGCGATTTCTAGTGGGGAAAGTTCTTTTCTTTCTTTGGGCGTTTTGTTACGAATCAACTCCTTTACCGTTAACATATCATTTTTCTCCTTTCCATTTTGTGCATTGCCTGTTTTCTGCTTACATTCTTGATTGTTGTCCTTATTGTTGTTCTTTTTCATGATCTCACCCCATACTATTTATATTCAACAGTATGGGGAACTTTTGTATTTTTTATTATATCAAATTGACTTTTTGAAAAATAAACCCTAATTTTGGCGTAATATTGCGTTTTTAAAAGTAAAAATCGGGAAAAAGCTTGTCAAGCAAAAAATTTCGTATTTGAGAATTTTTTTGCATTATTTGCATAAAAAATCCCCTCACTCGAGTGGATAGGAAAACAGATGTATGTCTGGAACATCGGTGAGCCAGCACATACCTTTTAAATTCGGTAGATACTCTCTATTCTTTTCAAAACATGAAATATGATAGAAGACATTGTTTTGATCGAAATAAAGCACTTGAAATTTCTCAAACGCTTCTCTACATATGGGGCAGCGCTTATTCATGTGATCACCTCTGTTTTTGCCAATATTTTAAAATAGAAGTGATGAATTTGAAAAATCACGATAATTGAATTATCTGAGCTAGATCATGCAGAAAAATTTAATTTTCTATAGAAGAAAATGAAATTATTTGTGAAGAAAAATAAAAAATCCCCCTTTTAAAAATTAGGAGGATATTTTTTCATATTCGCCGGTCTTCTATAATCCCATTTACCTTCATTTATATCCTTTTCAATTGTTTTAATATATTTCTTTAGTTCAACGGGCATCTCATCACTTTCCAGCTCATCCATTGTAAAAGTAATCATTTGAGCGCCTGCAAAGTCCATCACCTGAACGTGTCTTTTGGTGCCTTTGAAATATGTAAGCATAATGTGATATCTACCTTGATATTGACCATATCTGCCCATTCATTTCACCCTACTTTTCGTTTCTTTATTGGACCAATTGAAAGGATGTTCGATCGCTTAAACGTTCGAAAAGTTTTTCGAAAATGACAGTAAGCACGAATGTATTTATCATTAAAGTCTTTAACCGTAATGAATCTTTCTGTTATTACCCCTTGATCGTTCATGTAGATCATCCTTAAAGCAAAACCGCACTTTTTGGCATTCAGCAGCAAACCGTTCATGAATTTCACCTCGAAAAAAGAACATTTGTTCTTATTATAACCGAATATACGTTCTGTGTTAATAATTAAAATTAGGAATTAGAAATGAAATATGGACAAACAATATTTTCATATCCTCCTATAGGGAGGATTGATATTTCATGAAAATTATCGTTATTAGAGGAAAGAATATTTCTAAAAACATACAAAATTGCTATGATTATATATTGAAAATGTACGGAGGGGGATGCAGTAATAATGATTGCAATCTATGCAAGAGTGAGTACCGAAGAACAAGCGTTAAAAGGGAGCAGCATAGAAAGTCAGATTGAGGCATGCATCAATAAAGCAGGGACAACCGATGTTCTGCGATATATAGATGATGGATATTCAGGAGAATTGTTGGAACGTCCTGGATTGAACAAGCTTCGTGAAGATGTTGAAAAAGGATTAATCGATAAAGTCATTTGTTATGATCCTGATCGATTATCAAGAAAACTCATGAATCAATTGCTTATTGATGATGAATTTCGGAAAAAAGGAGTAGAATTGGTATTTGTAAACGGAGAATACGCAAATACTCCTGAAGGACAGCTTTTCTTTTCTATGAGGGGAGCAATAGCTGAATTTGAAAAAGCAAAAATTAAAGAACGGACAATGGGAGGGAGGAGACAAAAAGCTAAAAAAGGTATCATCATTAAAAATAGTGGATTATACGGATATACATATAATAAGGAAAAAAGAACATATGAAATCAATGAAGATGAAGCAAAAATTGTACGAATGATTTTTGACTATTACACAGAACAAAGATTCCATGGAATTAATAGTCTTGCAAAACATCTGACCAAAATCGGTGTTCCAACCAAAAATGGAGCCAAAGAATGGCATAGACAAGTCGTTAGACAAATCTTAATGAATGAATCATATACGGGTAGATATTATCAAAACAAATGGAATACTGAAGGGGCATATGTGAGAAAGCAAGCCGGAAAAGTCGGAGGAATGCATTTGCGAGAAAAAGATGAATGGATAGAAACGAAAATACCGGCTATTATATCAGAAGAGCAATTTGCAAGAGCGCAGGAATTGCTAAAATACGCAAGGAGAAGAACCGAAAGTTATGGTCGTCATCAATATCTTTTGTCAGGTTTGGTCCGTTGTGGTCGATGTGGAGCGACGATGAACGGAAAAAAGACGGTCAGAAGAGGAAAAGCAAAATATGATTATGTTTGTAGAAAAAATTATGCAGGGGCAAAAAACAAAGGCTGCGGAAGACAAATGAGTGAACAAAAGCTTGATCATATTGTTTGGAATCAGGTTTTAGAATGGCTAAATGATCCTGAAGAATTAAGCAAATATAAACCGAGCGACAATAAACAATATATATATGAAGAAATAAAACAAATAGAAACAGAGATTGAGAAAACAAGAAAAGGCCGAAAACGGCTTTTGAAGCTTGCAAGCCTTGATGAGGAACTAGAACTTGAAGAGATCAAAGAACAATTGAGAGAACTCCAAGAGAAAGAAAAAACACTAACGGAACAGTATAGCGAATTGCAGAGGGAATTGGAAGAACAAAAGAGCAACAATAACAATAATGAAATACTTTTAAAAGAGGCTCTTGAATACTTTCTTAAAAACAAAGACGATATAACTTTTGATAAAAAGCAACATATAATAAGAAAGTTAATTAAAGAAATTGTAGTTGTGGATGCTGAAACAGTTTATATTTACACGTACTAGGTCGCCGTATGGGGCGACCTTTTGACATCAAAATTTCGTTTTTGATATCAAAAGGGTACGTCATGGAGTTATTTAGGAACGAATGTTTGGTTTGGCAATAAAAAGAAAAGCCCAAAAGGGCTATTTATTTAACAATTTTAACATCTGATGGTTCAGCACTCATGCCAGGAATGGTAATATTTGCGCCAATTGTACTTTCATAAGAAAAATTACCTGTTATGGTACCAAATACTTCTACAATATCATCTTCAACTGCATCAGTTGTACCATTAACCAATACTGCCATTGTATCATCATAAAATCCATAACCTTTATTTGTAATATTCACTCTTAATAAAGTTGTTCCGTTTTCCTCTAACGCTTGAATCACTTGTCCTTTGATAAAATACGGTTCTCCTTTATAGTTATCAGCATTTTTCTTCAAATGATTGTATGAAATTTGTTTGGCATTTTCTTTTCCTTTGTTGATTTCCTCTTGTTTCTTCTTCTCTTCTTGTTGTTTTATGTATTCTTGCGCAGCTTTAGAGTGTTTCACACTAACAGTCACTTCATTATCGTCTTTTCCTTCTTTGGAAGCATAAAAACTATAGTCTGTTGCCAAATTAACATCTACTGAAAATGTTCCGTCATCATTTACTTTTATATCTTTCTTTTCCGTATCTTCTGGATTTCCTAGCCCAACTGTATCAAATGTCATGACAAGTTGAGTTCCAGGTTCAGTTTTTCCTGTGATGGTTGCAACTGCTTTTTCATTTGTTTCATATTCTGTTTTGTCTGTTGATAGAGAAACTTTTGGAAGCTCTTGCTTGTCTTGCTCCTCTTGTTCTGATTGATCATTATTTGTACTAGCCGTTTCGCTATCACCAGAAGATACACTAATTGAAAAAAGAACCATACCTATACATAGACTTACCACTGGATAGAGAAACATTTTTTTCAATGATGCAATAGGTTTGTGTTTAATTTTTTTAACAAAGAATAAAATAGAAGAAACAATAAGATAAATAATCGATACAACAATGGCGAAAAATCCCAACAATCCTAAAATAGCAAACATAAAGATCCTCCTTAATAACTTATATCATTTGAATATCAATTCTAATATATATTAATATTTTCCAATTTTACTCCTAATAATAACTTTATATATACCTCTCCATCTCCAAAGGAATCCCATTTTCTCGCAAAATATCATATTTGGTTTCATAATCTTCTAAATTTTCTCCGTGTAAGAGGAGATGGACAGCGAATTCATTTGCCTCACGTTCGATTTTGTCTTTTGAGAATAAAGTATTCTTATGTAAAAAAGGTGTATTCTCATCTTTGTGAAGAATAGCGTGTCCAAGTTCATGAGCACAAACAAATTTTTTTAAATAGTCTTCTATATCGGAATTAATAGTAATAACTTGATGACGAACATTTTTCATATAGAACCCCAATGTTTGACCAAGAGGAAAATATCTAATAATGATATTTCTGTTTTTTGCAATTTCAAAAGGATTATTTGTCCGGTGTTTTTTAATCTCTCTATCTAATGTCCGTATAATCCAATTCAAGAAACTCACTCCTAATCTTTACGGTATTTTTTGGGAGTGAATTTTTTCTTAGCGAGTTGTTTTGTAAGTCTTAAGTTACTTTCGATCGCTGCCTTAACCAATTCTTTTGTTTCCTCGTCCATTGGCTCACCGTCAAAGGCTAGAGCTGTATCTGAATCCATGCTTTCGAGTATTTTTTCAAGTTGCTTAGCAATGTCTCGTTCGTCTTTTGCCGTTAACCTAGGAAGATTATCTTTATGGTTTGATGGGTTATTAGATCTTGGGTTATCAGATCTTCCAAGTAAATAATCTGTTGATGTTTCGAGCACATCAGCCAGTAGAGCTAACATTTCATTCGAGGGCGTGCTATACCCGTTTTCATAATTACTAATTGTTCCTTTTGTAGTATTCACTTTTTTTGCTAGTTCTTCCTGAGTATACTTTCTAAGTTTTCTCATATGTTTAAGCCTTTGGGATAGCATATCATCACCCTTTTTTAAATGTACAAGTTTATTGTACATAAATTAAATTAAATTTAAACAATAGTACAAAAAAATTGTACTTTTGTATTGACATACAAGTTTCTTGTACATATAATAAAAGTACAAGATATTCATACAACAAGGTGGTGAGACATTGAAAAATACCAATTTAATTAACTCACGTAAATCCAAAGGATTAACACAAGAGCAATTGGCCCATATAGTAGGATGCAAGGGTAGACAAGCCGTTTCTAACTGGGAGAATGGCTATTCAACTCCTCCGTTAGCAATTGCTCTAAAGGTTGCAGAAGTATTAGAAAAAGATGTTGCTTTTTTATTTGGACATAAAGTACAAGAAACTCATACAAATTCAGCCTAAGATAAAAAGCCGCAACTATTTTCTAACTTCATCCTTGCGGGAGGTGATCTAATGAAAAAACACTCATCGATGAAAGTCATAGTCGTAAAAGGCGAAAACTTTGAAAAAGTCGTCAAAGAAGCGCAAAACCATTTTTTTGATTTCTTGACACAATACACAAAAGAAAAGGAGGCGTCTTGATGAATCAGTTGCAACCAGTTCAACAAAAACTTGTTGATTTTAATGGTACTGAGATTATGGCTATTCAAACTAATGATAAAAAGATTTTTGCTGGCGTTAAATCAATTTGCCAAGGATTGAAATTAGATCCACGTCGTCAAAAAGAAAAATTACAATCTCACTTAACGCTTTCAAAGGGAGTGGCAACCCTGACACTACCTACGAATGGTGGTATGCAAGAAACATTAGTTATTGATATTGATTTTCTTCCACTTTGGTTGGCTTCTATCAATCCGGCTTTAGTTAGTGAAGAAGTGAGAGAAAACTTACTCGACTTTCAACTTAAAGCAAAAGATGTTCTTGCTTCTGCTTTTATTAAAAAAGAAAATGTAACTCCACTTTCAAAGGATCAAGCCCTTGTTACAGTGCTGCGGACAACAGCTGATTTAGTCGAAAAACAAGATTCAATTATCAAAGAGCAGCATGAAATTAGAAAGTTAGTTTCGCAGATTGATAACAAAGTGGAAGAACAAATTACTCTTGATCATGGTGAACAACGCCGGATTCAAAAATGTGTTGCCACGAGAGTATATGAACTTGCTGATGATCGCGAAACAAGATCCAAGCTTTTCAGAGAGTTGTATCGAGAAATCAAAGATAGATTTGCTGTTGCAAGTTACCGGGATCTAAAACGTCGAGATTTATTTCAAGCTATCTGCTATATAGAGAACTGGATCCCGAAAAAGGTTTCATGATTATCTTAACTCTTATTCGTGTATAGAAAAATATACCAATTAATACAAAAGGGGGAATTTATTTGCAAGCGCAATATGTCGGTGAAGCCGTCGGCCGGCTTCTTGAAGATGAAGAAATTCCAGGTGTTCAGCTGGCATGGGATTTGAACATATCTGAGCAACTGGTTTCCCATTACAAAAACAATCGACGAAAGATGCAACCAGACATAGCAGAACATTCAATAAGAAAACTAGATAACCCTTTTTACATCATGGAGATACTACATAAATTCTCGGATCATTGTTCACCCCCGGTGTTTCGAGGGAAGTCAGTAGAAGAACATCGATTAGCCTTTGAGGAAGTGACAATAACAGAGGCTTATGAAGCAATCAAAACCCTTGAGGAAGTAAGTCTTGTTAAGTCACCAGCACTTGTGACACCGGAAGAAAGGCAACGTATCAAAGATACAATAGGAGAGTTGTTAGATGTTGAAGCCTGGGCGAGGAATTTAGCAGCAATTCTTTGCTCAGAGTACAAAATATCATGGAAAGAAGCATATAAAAGCAGGATACCAACTTGGAAAGCGAAAGGGTGGATGGAATGAACTCATACGAAAAACGCTACTACAAACAGATGACAAAAGAAATGGAATGTGTACGTGATCTCCTTATTGAAATTGAAGGAAAAATGATTAATCAAAATTATGATTTAGCGATATCACGCTGCTACGACATGATTCGGTCATTAGAGACTATGAAAAAAATTCATACGGAAAAACAATTCTTGGATGCATTGGTATCAGCAGGTTTCAGGGTCTTAGGGGGTCGATGATGATGGAACTCCATCACATCTTGGCTTATGGCGGTTTGTTGTTTGTGATATTTGGAAGTTTCATTGTTTGGAAAGAAACTGAGAAATAAAAAAAGCAGCAAGCAAAAGCTTACTGCAAATACAGTCTACTTTCATTGTATGACAGGGCTTTTGCCCCTGTCAATATGGTCGGGAAGAAAAACCCCCTATTCCGCACATCTCCCACTCCCCACTTCCTGGCCATATTGATGCGGGCAACTGCATCAGGGTAGTGGCGGAATAGTAGACGCAGGGGAGGTCCGGTTAGCCAGCTGGCCCCGCGTGAAGCAACGCGTGCAGGGTGCAAATCCCTGCCTACCCTTAAAACCATCAGAAAGGGGTGAATTGAATGGACAAAAACGTGAAACATATTGCGTACTACACAAGAAAGGTTGCAGAACAAGGCGCAATACATCCTACCAAAAGGGATGGACGATGGTTTCATCGTCACAAAAGACTTTTGAATTACAAGAAAGCCTTACACGCGAGAATTTCAAAGGAGGTCTAAATATGTTAGAACATCCATCTATCACGAGAACAATGAAATACGGCTATCCTGAGCCGGTAGATTCTTGCCATTGGGGAGTAGATTACTTTGGAGACGAAATATTGTTCGGTGATGACATTGTGGATGTAGGTGGCGATATCGTCCTTCAAGAGAACCTCGAAAAGTATTTAGAAGATGTTTTGGGTTTTAAATTTAAGATTGCAAAATAAAAGCTCACTCTGCCAAGTGAGCTCCTAAAAA